TTTCGCACTTTGGGTATCATCTCTAGGTCTTGTGTACCTGAAAGGTGAGGCAAACGGCGAAGCACAGTGTCAAGCAGAGCAACAGCTCTCTCTAATTTCTGGTCAAGAGAATGTAATTCAAGAGCTTCTTGCTCTGAAGGAGTCTCAAGAAACTTTTTATAATAATCTTCGGGAGACAAATGAAAACCTTTCTAATGAGTTAAAGAATAAAATTGAAAATAAAGAAACTATAATCAAGGAGAAGTTAGTTGAAAAACCTGTTAAAGTTGTCGGGGATTGTTCTATTGACTACGATGCTGTACGGCTGCACAACGACCTCGCAACCGCAGGCAACGACTAAGATAGAGTATATCTCAGAACCACAACCAGTACCTCCAGAGGTCTACTTAGTAGAGTGTCCTGAAGAGCTGGATACAGTAGACATAACCAAAGAGTCATGGGACTCACTGTCTGCTGAGGGGCAATTAAACCTAATAGATAAATCTAAAGCAAGATGGGCACTAGAATATCAAAAATGCAAGTTAACACACAATGAACTCGTCAGATGGCATCGAACTAATGACAAATAACATTTTAATGAAAGGAGTTGAGTTCGTGGTACACACTTATGAATATTTTGCTCTCTCCTTTTTCTTGGCGAGTGTAGGGCTCTTTTTGCCTGATAACAAGGATAGAAAAGAATCTATAGGGTACTTTGTAGCCGCTATAATACTGGGTACAGTATCAGGCTTTACAGCTAAACATACACCTTTCCTAGCAGACTTCGACTTTCTTCTTTCAGTACTAGGTACTATATCAGGTCCTGCAACTTATGCAATGGTTAGACGTAAGACTCTAATTGACTTGCTTAGAATGTATAAGACGGCTGAGAAAGGTAAACCAGATACAGGAGACAAGAATGAAGATTAAGAGAAAAGCACCAGCTAGGTCAACAAGAATGCAGAAAGCTTTGAAGAGTTATAGTAACTCAGATATGCAGCCTGATAAGGACTTGAAGAAGTTATCTAAACAAAGGTCATTCTCTAAAGTTGTCCAAGCAAGCAAGACCTCTAATATCCCCGGTACAGTAAGTAATAGGCTTAAGTCCGGTAATAGATACGAGAGGGCTGATGCTCAAAGAGAGTTGAACTCATACCAGAAGCACCGAGACTCTCGAAATGCTGCGGCTAAGTTCAAACGAAAGAACAAACGATAAAAAGAACCCCCACTGGAAATCTCCGGCGGGGGTTTTCTTTTATGGCTCTAGAGCATCCACACGGGTGTCTAGGTCTGTAAGGCTTGAGTTGACTATTGTTAGAGATGTATTTACAGAAGCTTGTTTAGCAGCTTCTTCTCGTTCAACTTTCTTGGCTCTTTTCTTCAGATACCTCGGATTTTGCCTTCGGCTTGTTCGATCCTTTTTTGTCATTCTCTTTCTTTCTTAGTGTTGCTAATAGGATTTCTTTATCACGTACAGAGGTACAGTGTCCAATACACTCACCTTTCTCAAACACCTCCCACATCTGTGTTGAAGGGTTCTTACTAGCCTGATATATCGACGACTTCACAGAATCCTCCTGAGCAGGCGAGTTCTTGGCTTCCTTTTGTGGTGTCTTCATTCTCATAATCCTTTAATTTACTCCAGTCAATACTTAACTCAGGAGCTTGTTCATACTCTTCTTTAGTGATGGTCTGATATGGTGCCTGCTGATATACATGGTCATCTTTAGGGAGTAGTGCAATACCACTAACCTTATCAAAGATACGATATACATTAGCGCCCATTTGAACCCACTCTTCTTCCTCGATAGAGATTGTTACAGAAGGTTTATGTTCACACCACTTGTCTTGAATATCTTCCCAAATCCAAAGGTGTTCATTACAATTATTTAATTGTTTACTACCTTCAGGACTCTTTACGTAGAAAGAGAAGACCGTTGTATCTTTAGGTCTGGTTACATCAGGTTCATTAGGAACACCTTGATCAATTAGGAATTGAGTCATAGGGTCTTTATTATCACCACGAACTGTTCTAATATAATACTCAGAGTGTCGTGGGTGCATACCTGATGCAGAGTTGACTAACTGTGATACAGTACCACTCGGCTTAACACAAGTAACAGAAGCAGACTGATTAATACCAAATATGTCAGCGTAGACTTTGTTTCTCTCGACTGCATAGTTTCTAAGAGCTTGTAAACTTATTTCACCAGAGAGTAGTCCGGGGTTATCAAAGATTCCGGTGAGGCTGACTCCAAGAAGCCTTTCTTCTTCGCAGTTATTTTGCCAGACTTTTCGGAGGTATTTAAAGTCTGTCCATCTTGATTGGACTGTTCCGAGGAAGACTGCTGTGTCGATTTTTCGTTGAAGGCTATCAAATGTGTCATCGTGTCTGACAACGACTTCAGTAAGGTTGCAGAACTGATAGGGGCGGAGGATGATTTCGCTGCATGGATTAGTCCCAAAAGCAATACCTTCAGATTCCCTTCGTTCAGTTCTCTCAACTTGTCTACGCACTGCAGGGCGTGAAAAGATGCCTCTTTCTCCTGATTTTGACTCATAGATATTATACCATTCTTTCATGAATTGACCGACTGAAGGTTTCTCTTCATAGACGGCTGAGTTGTTAGCTAGTGCACGATGAGGGTGTGTTACCCACCACTGACCTGTCTTGGCCTTAGCCATCTCATGATCATCAAGATCACTTAGGCTGATAAGAGCACTTCGTCTAACACCACCGACAACAACAATTTCGGCTGTTTTGCATATAAGATCGTGACACTCAATTGGTTTGAGTTTACGACCCTTAGCGTTAGTGATTGTATCAATTGCGAATCTAAAAAGGTCTTCGAGGGGCTGAGGACCACTGGCTCTCCCACCAAAAGTTTTGAGACGAGCGCCCGCCGGTCGTACTTTACTTGTATCCCATTTAGGAATTTGTCCACTGTAAAGAAGAGCGAGTAATTCCCTGAAAGCTCTGGCCCACCCTGCTTTACTGTCCGTAACTTCAATCGTTGTGTCAGTTGTTTCAAAATGCTCATTAACGATTGGTAACTTATCTGTGTTTGACTTCTCGACACTGTATCCTACTCCTGTACCACACATAAGAATGTACATAGTTTCATCAAAAGCACGGAGACTATCAACAGGAAGATATGCACAGTTGTAACCTGCTACATTATCACGAGATAAGGCGGGACCAGCAGTCATAAGAGCGCGCATAGAAGGCATTACTTCTAGGTTTTTGATAGCATCCATAGAATCATTGATTTTAGATACTACTAAGTCATACTCTTCTACAGAGACCCCTAGATTTGGTAAACCACTGGTGTCATTATACACGTAGTCTACATAACGTTCTACAGTTTCAGGCCAAGTCTCTCGACGGTTCTCGTCTTCCAACCACCTAGCATATCTACTAAGTGCAATAAAGTTCTGATAATCATCCATCTACAAACTCACCGTCTTTAACCTTATATTCTTTTACTTTGTCTATTTGAAAGTCTCCTACAAGTCTTAAGTAAGCTCTGCCACCATCTATGGAGCATCCATCACCAGTACTTCTAAAATCGTGGGTGCCTTGACTATACACACTATTGTAGGTACTGAATTCCAACTCTTCTACTTTATCAGCATTACCAATATAGACAGTGCTTCCATGAGTAGTGATACCGAAATATCTGTTGCCAAACTCAGGATGTGGGGAACCATCTGCTCTATAGAATACGTCATAGATATGACCATAAGGTTCTAGTTCAGTGGTGCATACATATTTAATATCTACATTATCTTTTAGAGAGTAGTATTCGATTACCTTGTCTTTATCTATATTAGGTGTGTGTTTTACAGCTTCATCCATCGGTTAAATTCTTCTTTGGTTTATTGTCTTTCAATAAATATAAAGCCTCTTCATAACCAATATCATCAATAATAAATCTTAGAATATCACAATGTGAATTTGTATCACTAATGATGTAACACTGTTCAAGATCTAAATCATTAACTCTTTTAAAGGTTAGATCAGACATCTTCACTAATGGTGTTTTAACTTCACCCATTTTGTTTTTCCTTTAATTTCTTCTGAAGCTGTTCGAAGAACCACACCTTCTGTGCCATAATCTTGTTAGAAGGGTCCTTACCAAGTTCAGTACCTGCACCTACTACGCGCATCTCTTTGGTCTGCCAAGGTGCTGTGTATACTGTACCTTCGTGTTCATAAGTAAGTCTCCAAGTTCTTTCGTTCTCTTCGATCTTTACTTGTTGTTTAAAATCTTCAAATCTCATGTTAACCTCAAAGGTCTAATAATTCTAACGTGGGTGGTGTCATACCCCCACTTCTCCATCTTTCGATATAGTGATTCTGGAACCCAGTAAATCAAAGAACTCTCGCTGTTCTTCAGTAGATGTTTCGCTGACGCCTTCGCTTTCCTTAGAGTCTCTAGGCTTACGTCCTTCTGTGACATTAATCAACATCTCCACATAGTGTGCAGCTTTCTTCAAGTCTTCAACACCATTCTTCTCATTATATCTCATTACATACTTAATGACATTACCTACGAGCCAACCGGGACCTACTGTTTCTACAATAAAGTCCACTGGTTGAATATCATACTGCTCGTAGTGGGTTTGACGTTTAACGTCAGTCA